TAACGTACCATTTCTTAATAAAATCCTATATTTTTAAACTGAACGAATCTTTCTTCTTACCATTGTATGCGTTCACAATTCCTGATTCTATCATCTTCTGGTTTACTGATTGTGTATCACTTTTACGTCGATACACAGTCACGAGTGGTCGACCATACTTATCATTTTTACCACATTCAATCCACACTAAACCGTTCACTTTGTTTCTACACATAAACGGGTTCCATAATTGATAAGGTGCGCGATCATCAAAACCACATTCTTCCTTAAACATGTCGCGTGCAAGTTTGGCGAGGTGAATATGATCGGCTCTACCTCTCAGTCCAAGACTAGGTTTCATCTCAGCTGAGTCATATCCAAGAGTTCGAAAACTAAACTTTAGGGGACGACCATGTAACATGATAACCGCTTTGAATGTATCTCCATCATAGACGCTCGTGATTTTTGCATATCCTTGATACTTATCTAGACTGAAAATTGGTATAGAATCATCAACACCGGAAAGAATTCTTTTAGTGAAACAGCAATTCATATATAAAGAGGTCTGAACTCCTCTTTAAACTTTTTCTCAGTATAATACAAAATGACTCCAGTACTCGTATCTGTGGACAAGGCAGGTGATCTCAAGCTGGGACGCAAGAAGTGCCGTCTCCACAAGAAGGCTGATGTAGTGAAGGTTGCCAAGAAGTATGGTATCGTGAATCCCGACAAACTCACAATTAAAGAGATGTGTGAGGGCCTTAAGATGCGTGCCAAGAACACCCCCCTCGCGAGGGATCTACTCCGCCATGCTGCCAAAAGGGGTGTTCGCACTGATAACTTACATCTGTACAATAACGTTCCCCTAGCCAAGTTGTACCCCGAAGCTGCTAAGAAGCGCGCTGCCGCTAAGAAGCGCGCCGAGAAGAAGGCCTTTGACAGGAAGGTTGCAGCCAACTTCATGAAGGGTATGGTGACCAAGCGAATCGTAACCCCTACTCGTACCACTATCAGGGCTGTAATGCCTATGCCCAAGCCTCAAAAGAAGGCTATGCCCCTGACCAAGGATGTAGCTAGGAAGCGTATCATGGCTATGAAGGGTCTCAATGGTCGCAATAAGTTCAGTCTCGTGAACAGGCTCAGTCTTAATCAACATTCACCTCGTAAGGTTGTTCGATTGGCTCGTGAACTGGCTCGTCTTCGCTAAGGTCATTGTAGACTTTCTCTTCTGTATCATAGAAACTTGCACTATCCCCAATCATCATTTCTCTCACAATTTGATACAACACCGTTGAGAGTGCAAATTTATACGCTAAGAATCCAACAAATGTGGCACCATAATCAAAGTCAAATGCAAATGGTGCATTATTCCACGACACTTCAAAAGCAGCCGCACCCAATGGTGCGAAGAACTCCTTCTGAATTGTCGAATTTTCAAGTTTATCCACCCGATCAGAGAGAAGACTCACATACGTATAAGATGCTACGGCGCCTAACATCGCAGATACACCTTGATCTGCACCTTGTGTGATGAAGTAAGAAGCACTCAAAGCAGAACCATAAGCAGCCGTAGAGTTTTTTAGAGTTTTTTTCAGGTGAGCATATTCAGTGTGAATTGGTTTACTGAAGGCGTAAGTGAGAGACATTTCTTGATTAAATGGGGTTAAAATCTTTATCTCAGTTAAATTTAGTAAATGCCTTGTCAACTCTGTAAAAAGAAATGTGGTGTCCCTATCGATTGTAAATATTGTAATGGTAGCTTTTGCCCGAGTTGTCTCAATTTGACAAAGCATGATTGTCAAGGTGCAGATATCAAGAAGATGAAACAACGTAAAGAACTTGAGAAAAACATAGCATTTGAACCACCCCCCAAATGCTTAAAGATTTGATGGGTTAATAGAATGGGGTTGGGGAAAAGGTAAGTTGCTGAGATGTCCGAGTGGTCTAAGGAGGACGACTTAAGATCGTCTGTGCTATGCACGCGCGGGTTCGAACCCCGCTCTCAGCATATCGCACTCATAGCTCAGTGGTAGAGCGCAAGCTTAGTAAGCTTGAGGTCAGGGGTTCGAAACCCTTTGAGTGCAACTTGATTAAAAAGAATATTGTCTAATCACAAAATGAATAAGGACCGTCGTGCTGTCGTTATTCATGATGTGGCGTCGTTACTGTTTCTCGCACCATTCTCGGCATTATGTGTGGCTGATGTATTTTTTAACTATAAAGTGTACCCCATGTTCATAACACACGCTCTCACTACGTATATGTCATATGATCTCATGTGGATAATTCTTCAGCCGAAAGTTATACACACTTTTAGAAATTTAATCATACTTCACCATTTAGTATGTCTTCTAGCTCTTCTTAGACCTCTTATGCACCCTGAAGAGGCTTTTATACTTAGTTTCGCAGGTCTAGTTGAAATTGATACATCTTTATTAACCATTCGAAGACTTACTCCTAGGGATAGTTATTTGTACCCAACGATAGACCAGATGTACCATGCATCTAATGTAATCATCCGAGCTGGTTATGAGACCTGTATGACACTGTTACTATGGGTATTATATGCACGTGAGAGTATGTATACGAAATTACACGTTCTTGGATGTCAGTATTTCATAAATATTTTCAGTTGTGGTATTTGTGCACTCACTTTTTCGAAGAGGAACCCCGCTTTGAAGGCAAATTAAAGATTTAAATCTATGATACAAGTAGTATGCAAATATTCGTGAAAACACTTACTGGAAAAACTATCACACTTGAGGTTGAATCCTCTGACACTATCGATAACATCAAGGCTAAGATTCAAGATAAGGAAGGAATCCCTCCCGACCAACAGCGACTCATCTTCGCCGGGAAGCAGCTTGAGGATGGACGCACCCTAGCTGATTACAATATTCAAAAGGAGTCTACTCTGCACCTAGTTCTGCGACTTCGTGGTGGTGCAGAAAAGCCCAAACGTAAACCTAACGCATACATGAACTTTGTTAAGAAAATGCGACCCACTGTGGTAAAAGACTACCCAGATTTAACTTTCACTGAGATTGGTGCAAAATTGGGTGAGTTGTGGAGGGCTCTCACAGACGACGAAAAGAAAAAATATGCGAAATAGGTAGTAGATGTTTTTGTACATATTCGGATTTTTATTACAATTTGTTATGAAGCAACGATTAAAAAATGGTATATCACCTAGATTTGGTCAACCATTTACTTAAGGATTTGGATTGTAATAAAAATAGATGCCTCTCGGTGTTAAGAAGCTTTCATTCGATGCTTGTTTGCCTACTCGTGGTTCTGATGGTGCTGTGGGATATGATTTATATAGCTCCGAAGCTGCGACTGTACCATGCCAGGCGGGGCGAGCTTTAGTTGGTACTGGTATCGCTTTGTCTATACCGGATGGTCTGTATGGGCGTGTAGCTCCTCGTTCTGGTCTAGCTGTGAAGCACTGTATTAATGTTGGTGCGGGTGTTATTGACCCCGATTATACCGGTGAAGTCAAGGTCGTCCTATTTAATCATGGCACGGAAGACTTTGAAATCAAGAAGGGTGATCGTATCGCTCAACTTATTTTGGAAAGGTGTGATACACCTATGATCAAGGAAATTGGTCTTCTCGACGAGACACTCAGAGGTGATGGAGGTTTTGGATCTACTGGTCAGTAAACCATAAATCTTCAGCTCTAGGCATAAAAAGTATGCCGTGACTCATAACCATAGACAATTTGGCTTTATTGACATTCGGGTAAGACCATAGTATCCACCTCTCCCAATATTCGGCTCGGAAGAAATCCTCCCAATCTTCTTTAGAACTTTCCCTAATTTTCAACATTTCTTTTTGTATCTCATACGGATTCGTCTCTATTCGCAGCTCCTTAGGAATGATAGCACCTTTCCTAAGAAGTTGTGCACGCATAAGTTTCGGATTACCGTGATCTGGGTAATGCTGAAAACCTTTTTCACCAAAATCAATACTGCGTTTATTTGGTAAGGTTACTCTATATTTATGTGTGATGGTAGGACTGGGTTGTAGAACGACGTGCATTATGATATCATATAAGGAATTAATACGACAAAAAAATATGCTTGAATACACGTCGTATGACGGTATCAAAATCCAAGTTGGTCAGAGTGCAAAAGAAAATGACCAACTGACAATGACGAGTGACCCTAAACACTGGTGGATGCATGTAGCTGGCTGTCCGGGTGCACATATTGTAGTGTGCTACAAAGGAGACCAACTACCTAGAGAGACGAAAAGGGATGCTGCAGTTCTTACTGTCTATCACAGTAAGGTACCAAAGACAAAGATGTCACCTGTAGATCTTGTTAGGGTTGACCAAATATCAAAGTATCAAAAGTCAACTCATGGATTGGTAAATTTGGAAGGTGGAGTTATGCAACTCACAGTTTTCATGAATAAGGAAAAACCGAGACTTGATAGATTGCTTATTAAATAAGGTTCTAGACACTTGACTAATTGTGGGTACATCTAGTTACCGAACGCGACACCACCCATACCCTGCTTTACACGTAAAATATTGTAATTTACAGCGTACACACGATGGAGAGCGTTACCACCGGTTGGACCGGAAATTGAAAGTTTGGCATTATCGATACGAGAAAAGTTTAGGGTTCCCGTGGGGTTCGACTTGCTTAAACCTAGACAGAATGGCCAAGTGAAAGTGGGAAGATCCTCGAGAATGTCATCTGGGAGGTCACTACTGTGCATCTCAGGGACGACGGTGTGGTGATAGACTGGGGAGGTATCCTCGAAAAGAGGGGTACCGTTGATGTAAAGTGTAGAACTGGAGAAAGTATACTCCGAATCCCAGTCATTACCCGTCGCCTTACCGGATACAAGGTGGATGGACTTTACGGGGTGGTTAAAAAAGGTGAGGTCTATCTCGCTATCGGTATTGGTGGCGAGCTGATATTGGGTCTGTGTAAAGAGAAGTTCATGTTCGTTATCGGTGAAGAATTTGCGCTCATCAGTGTCTAAATACACATAGTTACCCCAAACCTTAGGAGTGGAACCGGGAGTAAACCCATCCCTGCATTTAATACGTATCTCAACATCATGATACTGGAGGGCCACTAATGGAAGAGACTTGGTGTAATCCTCCCCAAAGAAGAAAGGAATAATATAATGGTCACCTCCGTGATTAGCCTTCTTATTATTAGTGGTTACGGCGTACGAAGCCTTGGCCGCGCTGTCACGTAATAAGGGGTTGTGTACACCCTGAATAAAGAGTGAATCGAGTTGGGAGACCTTTTGGCCACCAATATAAAGACTGAATTCGGTTGGGCTCGCAGCATTTTGAGAAAAGAGACCGGCGGTGTTGTTTTGTACACTCGCGATATTGGTAGCCTCAATCCAAATATAACTCATGAGGTCACCCTTAGAACGAATAGGAATGGTAATTTCATTATTAGCACCGAAGGTACCGATGTAATCCATACGCTCGGGCTTCATGGCGAAGTTCGTATGGCGCTTGTAATTTTGACGAAAAAAACTGACCTCTGGATCACCAGTGATGAATACATCCTGGGCTCCAACAGACACGAGTTCAATTAAAGCAGCTGACATTTATATATAAATGATATTAAAATTTTGGCTCATAGTATACATATGGTAGTATTCCAGGCACTGACATGGGAGGCGCGAGATGTTGAAGGAGAACATCACATCAGTATATTTGGTAAAACCGAAGAGGGAAAATCTGTATGTGTGACGACGACATTCGACCCATACTTTTTCGTGAAGCTCCCAAGGGACACGAAACCCGCTGACGTTACCCGATTGTTTAATGATATCAACCTTTTGAAGAAGGATCATGTCACCAGTTACAGTCTGACGAAACAAAAGGATGTTTGGGGATTTCAAAATAATGAAGAATTTCATTACATGCATCTAAATTTTAAGACACTCGAAGCTCGACGTAAAGTAAACTCTATTTTTATGTATAATAAGGAATTTTCAAAATATCATGTATATGAATCCAATATAGATCCCGTCCTGAGACTCATGCATAGAACGGGTATTCAGTCCACTGGATGGATAAACACTGGTACTAAGTGTGTTCGCTCCCACTTGGCAAAAACGGATATTGACCTATGGTGTAACGACTGGTCTACGCTCACACCCGTAGCCAGAGATGATATTGCCCCCTTTATTGTAGCCTCGTTTGATATTGAGTGTAATAGTTCAACTGGAAAATTCCCAGATGCTGATGTTACTAATGATGCTTGTTTTCAAATTGCTATTTCTCTTTGTAAATTTGGTAGTGATGAACCGTATGACAAAACATGTTTATGTTATAAAAAAACAGATCCAAAAATCGAAGGGTCGAACGTCATTAGTTTTGATACGGAGAAGGAATTACTTTTGGCGTTTAAACGGTACACAAATGAAAATGATATTGATATTTTGACTGGGTGGAATATTTTTGGTTTCGATCTTGATTATATTTATAAGCGTGCCGCGATGGTCGGTTGTGGCTTAGAATTTTACGATTTGGGTAAACTCAAAGAAAGTGAATGTCATATCGTATACAAAAAATTGAGTTCAAGTGCTTTAGGTGACAATTTCCTGAAGCTTTTACCTATGCCCGGTCGTTTTGTATTTGATATGTTCCATGAAGTGAAGAAGGGCTACAAACTCGATTCGTACAGTCTCAACAACGTATCTAAATTGTATCTTGGAGATCAGAAAATAGATATGGCTCCCAAAGAAATGTTTGCGCGATACCTCGAAGGCGACCCAGTTAAACTGCGTGAAGTGGCTGAATACTGTATCAAAGATACCTTATTACCTCATAAACTCATGAAGAAGATGTGTACACTGCTCAATTTATTGGAGATGGCTAAGGCGACGTGGGTTCCCCTTTCATTTTTAGTGGAGCGTGGGCAGCAAATCAAGGTATTTAGTCAGTTATCTAAAAAGGCTCGCGAATTGGGTTACATGGTACCAACGATTAAATATGGTTCTCTCCCTGAAGAGCAATACGAAGGTGCTACTGTACTTGAAGCACAGAAGGGTGCGTATTATACACCAATCACAGCCCTTGATTTTGAGGCTCTGTACCCATCGATTATGATGGCCCACAACCTCTGTTATTCTACATACGTCATGGATGAGAGACGATATGGTAATATCCCAGGAATTACATACGAAACATTTAACATTGGAAATAAGACGTATAAGTTTGCACAAGATGTACCGAGTCTTTTACCCGCCATTTTATTGGAGCTTAAACAGTTTCGTAAAAAAGCCAAAAAAGATATGGCGGCAGCCACTGGTGCGATGAAAGAGGTATACAACGGCAAGCAATTGGCATACAAAATCAGTATGAATAGTGTGTACGGATTTACGGGAGCGGGAAAGGGTATTTTACCGTGTGTACCTATTGCATCTACGACAACATGTAGGGGTCGTGGTATGATTGAAGAAACGAAGACGTATGTCGAGGCAAACTTCCCCGGTGCAAAGGTAAGATATGGTGACACGGATTCGGTTATGGTTGAGTTTGATGTGGGTGATCGTAAAGGTATAGAAGCAATCGAGTACAGTTGGGAAATTGGTGAACGAGCCGCTGAAGAATGTTCAGCCCTCTTCAAGAAGCCAAATAACCTAGAGCTTGAGAAGGTATATTGGCCGTATTTTTTGTACTCAAAGAAGCGCTACGCTGCTAAGTTATGGACAAAGGGTAAAGACGACCAAATGCATATGGACTATGTGGATGTAAAAGGCCTACAACTTGTTCGCCGCGATAACACACCACATATGAGAGAAGTGTGTAAAGAATTACTGGATGTAGTACTAACATCCGGAGATCCTGGACCACCGAGGGACCTTGCGATAGAACGCGCGAATGAACTACTGGGTGGTAAAATTTCAAACGATAAACTCATCTTAAGTCAGTCTCTGTCCGATAGCTACAAAGTTGGTGGAAAGAGTGTTTCTATTAACAGTCCGGAGAGTATTCATATAAACCAGGCACACGTTCAAGTCGTAAACAAAATGAGACAAAGAAAACCCGGGTCGGAGCCACAATCTGGTGATCGTGTACCATATTTACTCACAAAGACAGATAATCCTAAAGCGAAAGCATTCGAGAAATCTGAAGATCCTAAATATGTAGAAGAGCATAATATACCCGTCGATTACCACTATTATTTTGTGAATAAGTTTTTGAACCCTGTATGCGATTTACTCGACCCGTTATATGAAAATACCAAACAGGAAATTTTTGGTGAAATTATTGAACAGTATAAACCACCAAAGAAAGTCACCGGTCCAGCTTTGAGTGGTATGAAAAAGGAACAGTTGATTGAAGAATGTGAAAAGAATAATATTAGTAGTGACGGCACGGCGTTGGTATTACGGGATCGTATTAAATTGTTTAGACAAAAACAAAACTCTGTTGAAGACTTATTTAAAAACTACGCACAAAGTACAAGTAAGACATGAGTGCCAAGAAAATTGTTAAAATCGTCACGGAAAATATCAGAAAGTTAGTATCGGACCAACTTCCTTCTCTCATAGAAGATGCAGTCGATGAAGTCATCCACGAAAGGGTTGATGATGAACTATCTCAAACAACTTCCGAAGAGATGAGTAAAATTCTTGAATTTATTCATAAGAAACACGCGGTGCCTCTGGATTTACTTTTGCGTGATGCCGAGGAAGCGCGTAACACTAATATCTGTAAAGGAATCGTAAAAGATTCTGATGGAGAAACCCGAAGGTGTAGTTTTAGGGGTAAATTCGATGGATATTGTAAATTTCACAAAGACCAAGGTGAACGTATTCAGAAACGTGTCCTTCAAAGTGGTGATCATTTTACAAGTGCATGTAATGAAGTTAGAGAAGCTCAATCAGAGCTTAGAGATTTGGGAATATTATAATATATGAGCAAATCGACTATTCTACTAACATCAATAAATGGCTTTTATGGAGACGAAAAGAATCGAACTAAATTAATGAATATTCTAGATAAAACGAGTGGTATTTCACTTAGAAATTTAGAATGGTTCATCACAAATTATGCGAAAAAAAACAATACATCATACACGACGACCGACGGTAAACTTTTTACCGTACACTGTGCGTACAAGAGTAGTCTTGATGGATACTCCAAAAAACTTTTTGACCCTTTTTGTAGGTCTCAAAAGTTTGCATATACTATTCCCGGTACATCTCATGAAATTCATACAACGCTTGCACAGTTAAATTTCATCAAATGGTGTATTAAGAATAATATTATCGAGTATATTTCAAACAACAAGACGTCACTTTTTAGTAAGCAAGTGACATGAAACCCTTATCAAAAATATAGGTTTGATATCCTGTATAATACATCTGAAGTGAGTATGTTTTATTGACTATATCAACAAGTGACCCACTCGACGTATCTAATTTTACTTCGATGGAAGTCTTATCAGATTGTATCTGACTAAAATCCAGGTTTCCCGATGGCTCCACATTAATCGGATTCATCGAGAAACTGTATGTATATACATTACGTATAGGTCTTGAAAGTCTATTCTTATACGGAATTAGGTATTTGTAATAATTATGATTTGTATTCGAAACGTTAGGTAATTTATTTCCGTTGATATTAAAACTTGCTTCACTCATGATGGGATGAAAGAATGTCTGTACCTCGTCGAAATTTACATTAGATGAAAAATTGAATCGATTTTGATAAAACTTTTCTTCTTGTAAAGCTTTACCCCCGGTGGAATCGGTGACATCTTCAAATTCTGTATTTCTTAAAAACCAATGAATACATTTTACTGGAATATTCGGTACGAGGTTATTTTTGATAACGTCTTTATTTACATCACTGATTATACTTGGGTGCTTGCGTACGATATCTGTTATGAATGTCTGGGGTTCACTCGCTAGGTACTGTCGTTCTTCCGGACTTACCGTTATTTCTTCTGTAACGAGTTTAAACTCGGGGAGTGAGAGAGTGGTTCCCGTATCGGTAAAAAAAGTTTGTGGGTGAAACTCCAACTCGAATTCTATTTTTTGACGGTGTACAGCACATACTGGGAAGTATGGACGATTTGGTTTATTTGAAGAATATTCATCACTCGCATACTTCCTCGAAAAGAAGAAGTGTAGGGGTATCACAAGGTCGGATGAATATTGTGCATAGTCGTCAAAGTTATCCAACGTGGAATCATCGTAACCGATACTTCTATTAACAAGAAACCTATTCGCCACTTTCTCAGACATTTCTAAATAAAGTTCATCATATATGACTCCCCAATCATCATGTATTTTTTCCACCTCTAGCTCGTCGACAAACATCGTGACACTTTTAAGAATGTGTCGACCGAGTTGGTCTGCATAGTTTTTTCCACCCCCAAAATCCGAGAGGCCTGGCATGGTAATACTCAACCACATATTACTCAAAAGATCACCCATATTTTGGGGATTGAATTGCACTTTAATAGTTTGTCCAAACGGCCACCCAGATATTTGCCCGGGATTAATCACGTTACGGCTTCTATGATACTTCCTAAATTCAGAGTGTCGTGTCATGTCTCGATCCTTAAAGAATGAGTCTTCTGGGTCTTTGGAAAGAAGGTGTATATCCTGCTTTCCAATAGCTTTGAGAGAAATTTTAGCAGCTTCACCCATACTTATCTATTGTTTATATATTTTTAATATCATTCTTCCACATGTTCATAGCTGTAGTAGACTTCATAATGTCGAGATCCCTTTTCGCCTGTTCGGATTCTTTGAGAAGTTCACGAACACTCTCATCCGTATACTGAACGGTTCTAATATTCAAAAGGTAGTCATATGTTCCACCGATTTGTGGGAAGAGTCCAGAAAGTTGGTTTTCGAGTTCTTGCTTTTTACGGCGAAATACAATGATATCGCCATTGATGACCATGGATACAAATCGAGACTTGTAATCACACATCTGTGCCTTTGCCTCCAGAACTTTGATGAGATGTTCTTTCCGCTTCTTGTAATACTCGTAGCGAAGCTCAATAAAATCTTTTAGAATCAATTCTGGACTTTGGTATTTATGAATACCCTTTGTTGGATGAAAGAGGTGCATATTGGTTGTGCGGAGTGTCTTTTGAAGCTTGAGATCCTTAACGGCATCGTCACCATTGTAATCTTGGATGAGAAAATCCACATTCTCAGTTGTACTGTTATTTGTGAAACCACTAATGATTTTCTTTTCAATTAGGGTATCGAGGTGTTCTTTGTAATCTTGGGTCCAACGTCCCGGGGGGAGTTCGGTCACCTTAACTGTCCTCCCAATACTACTCCATACACCTTGGGTCATCCATGAATCATCATCTTGTTCAAAAACCTTCCCCTTGAAACCCCTGAACCAGGGTTTCATTTTTTGAATACTTTTACCATTTAATACATTTGTAATGTTGTCACGAATATCCTTGGGATTGAATGGAGGTACGTAGCAACTGAAACCAGTACCGATACCTTCACTTCCGTTAACCAAGATCATAGGTAGCGTAGGCATGTAAAAGTCTGGTTCAATAGACCGTCCATCATCATCCAAATAATTAAGAATCGCATCATCCTTGGGATCGAAAAGCTTACGAGCCTCGGATGTCAATCGTGTGAAGATATAACGAGTCTGGGAGGCATCCTTTCCCCCCATCAGTCGTGTTCCAAATTGACCACATGGCTCTAGGAGATTGATGTTGTTAGAGCCCGTGTAGTCGTTTGCTAGTTTGACAATGGTGTCGGCCAAACTTACTTCACCGTGGTGATAGGCACTCTTCTCAGCTACGAAGGCGGCCAATTGTGCCACCTTCATCTCAGCAGTCAAATTCTTTTGAAAACAGGAATACATAACCTTTCGTTGGGACGGTTTGAGTCCATCACAAACATGTGCGATAGAACGCTTGAGGTCTGCAAGACTGAAGTTTACCAGGTCCTTATGAACAAAGTCGGTGATGTTCAATTGTTTCACACTACCGTAAGGAACCTCTAGCTCCTTGGGGTCTTTTGCTGTGCTTTCAAGAAGCCATGTCTTTCGATCATCGGCCTTTTTCTTGTCAAAAGCCAAAGTAATAGATTTATCAGACATCACATCTGTATCAAACTTGACGGTGAGATCTTCGATTTGCTTGAAATACTCACGCGCCTCCTTCGAAGTTGAGGTACCCAAACCCTTGTAATACTTGATACGCCAACCGGGTTGTCCATTTCCATACCAGGTTCTGAATTTAGAATCCGTATAGAACGACTTGGTTTGGTTACCCCTAGTAGCCTTGATAATCGGGGTGACCATCGATACGACAAATCCCAACTTGAGGAGACTGGGCCAGAAGTAGTCAATCATGTTGAGAATTAGACCCTTG